GTTTACTAAAACACGTGTTCTTAAGTTTCTGGCACTTGCAGCGTCGCTTTGCGTCGCTGCTGGTGTTGGACTCCCTGCATGGGTAGGGCCTGTTGTTCAGGCTTTTACTCAGGCAGGCCAGTAAGTCCCGACGCCTGTTACTATCAGTTTTCTGTTAGTGGCAGTTTCCTTAATTCTGTTAATAGGTGAACCTTGCAGATGAAGAAGCATTCCAATCGGTCTTCCGTGGAAGCACGTCGCACTAGTTGTGTTGCCGTTGAGGTTGCCGGGCTCCTGTTAAAGGAGCTCGGCAGTCCTCTCAGTGTCGAGATCGCCAATTTAATAAGAACAGGCGACTTCGCATCTGTTGTGAGGGCGGAAATTAATCCCCGTCTCTACACGGATGCAACAGAATTCCGAGATGACTATCTTGCGGTAGAACTTTTGTCAAAGTTTCCAAACTTTGATATAGGGGTCGACCGCGCAAAAGTGGCTCTTGAGAAGTTCTGCGACTCTGAAAGGCAATGTTCTGAGACAAATCTACGTCTCTCTCGTAGCTATGGTGTTGGGTCTATTAGCCCGACATCAATGGCGAGTGTATTTCACACTGCGTCAAGAAAAATAGCACGATTGCTTGGCCCTTTTAAATGGGATCAAGCAGAACATTTCTTCGGCTTTGGGCCAGGGGCGTCTTACGCTCTAAAGCGCAAGTTTGGAGATGCATACTATAAACTCGGGGTGATACCCGAGGTGACGAGAGAATGTGCGGTATTGGCGTTCACTGCTCTTCGCAGGAACCCGGCATGGTACTCTCATGTCGCTTCCCTTTCTGGAAGCAATGATCTCCTTTCGGTGTTAAAAATCGTTAGGGGAAACCGCATTACCACCGTTCCGAAGAACGCAAAGACCGACCGCGTTATCGCGATCGAACCCTTAATGAATATGTTTATTCAGAAGGGGATTGGCGGAGTGATCCGCCAACGTCTTAAGAGGGTGGGTGTTAATCTTGATGACCAGAGCCGAAACCAGAGAATGGCTAGGCTTGGAAGTCAAGATGGCTCGCTGGCGACAATTGATTTGTCGTCTGCGTCTGATACTGTTTCTATGAAACTAGTTGAAGACCTCCTTCCTCCCGACTGGGTCGAGGCTATAGAGCTGTCTCGATCCAAGGAGGGTGCGTTGCCCGATGGTACCGTAATTCGGTATCAAAAGGTTTCGTCTATGGGTAACGGGTTCACGTTTGAGCTTGAAAGCCTGATATTTTGGGCTCTCAGCTCAGCGTGCCTCGACCTCATGGGCGCTTCAGAGCATCAGCTTAGCATTTATGGTGACGATATTATCGTTCCCGTAGAGGCTGTAACCTTACTCCGAGCG